GCGCCTCGCCGCTTTGCTTCCCAATCTGAAGCGGAACGCGCATCAGTAATAGGTCGCCCGCACCGACTCACGGCGCTCGCTCGATTTAGCGGCGGCTATCATGGCCTCCGCGCCGGTCGCGTCATACGACTTGGCAAAAATGTTCATGGACCGCACCGAGGCAAGGTCACAAAAGGCACCGGCCACAGCGTCCGGGATGCTGTCTTCATCCCACCAGACCAAACCCTTATCCATCAGCCGGGCGCGCTCTTGATCGACGCGGCGGCCCACGCGAGCGAAGTCCTCGGCGGCAGGTTCCGACACGGCGTCGATAACCCGCAGGTTTTCGAGAACCTGTCTGATAGCTTCGGCTCGGGTCATGGCGTCTTCCTGCAAAAGAAAGGGGCGGACCAGACTAGGCCCGCCCCAATCTCAACCGCCTTACGAAGCGGCGATACCAACCGTGTTACCAGCCGCCGTGGTGGCAAAATAGCCAGTCACAACGCCGTGGTCTTTCAGGTCGTCAGTGTCGCCAGCGCCGGTCCCGAACAGGATTTTGCGGACGCCGTAGATGCCGTCAATGGCGACGCCATACTTGTCGCCATAGTCGAACTCTTCCGTCTTCGAGCGCCAACGCTTCGCGTAAGCAACCGCAACGGCTTGAGCGCCGAGCAGGTAAACCGGCGTTACCTCAGTGGTGCCCGAAGCGCCAAGGTTGAGATAAACCGGGATGTTGTCCTGCTCCTTGACGATGACGCCATTCCAGAAAATGTCACCACCCTCGAAGAGCTTGGCGGCTTCCATCTGGACCGACGTATTCGCCAGCACCTCGTTATCGATGCTGTCCCGCAGGTTCTTGAACGCGGCAGGGTGGCAGAGCGCGACGTAGTAACGCTTGCCGTTGCCGGGGTCACGAACCGGACGGATTTTCGGATTTGCCGTCTTGGCCTTCAGAATCATCCCGTCCAGCGCGTTCGCGTTGAACAGGTCGTTTGTGGTGTCGAGAAGGGCCGCGTCAGCGGAGAAGTCAGTGAAACCACCGACGCCCGCACCGAAATAAACGCGGTCGGCGTTATCCACCAGCCACGCATCACGCTGGGCTTCAGTCGAGGCGGTGAACGAAATGTCACCGTTGATCGAGCCGAGGGCCTGAATAACGAGGTCGCGGGTGTCTTCCATCGCCCAGTCCTTCAGCGTGGCGCGGCCAGCTTCACGAAGGGAGATAGCCGACTTTTGCTCGCTCATTTCAGCGATGCGGACGGCGTTGCGGCGCTTGTTGACGTAAATCCGCATGGAACGCGAACTCATGTCCTCTTCGTTGCCTTCCAGCGTCGAAGTGCCGGTGACCGCAGCGTTAGTCAGGCGGTTAACCAGCGCGATGGTGATGGAGTCGCCCTGCTTTTTGGTCAGGTCTTCCTTCACTTGGATGACGGAGTTTTCGTCCGCACCCATCATGGACTTGATTTGCAGGTCCTGAAGATACTCGGTGAAGAACTTGTCTTCCCACTGCTGAACCACCAAGCCGGTGGCCGAAACCGTGTCTGCCATTTTTTGTGTCTTTCTATGAGATACCGGCGTCTCTCGACGCGGGCGTGATTGTTACCGCTTGAGGATGTCCCCAATCGGCGTAGGACCCGCAAAGGCCGGACCTGTGCGCGACGGCGCGACAGACCGTTGACCCGATGCGGGCGCGGGAATGCGGGGCTGGGCCATCGGCGCGGACGCCTGAAACTCAGCTTGGATTTCTGCCCGAAGGCGGTTGCGCTCGGCTTCGCGCCAAGCGTTCGGGTCGTCCCCGATCTCAGCCGAGAGTTTCTCTCGCTGGTATTGCTGGAAAGCCGACCCCCAAGGGTGACGCTGCTGGATGGCCCACGCCTCAATATCGGGGCGCGTCGTCAGCCATTCCTTCACCGCGTCAAACTCTTGCTCGCCGTGCTTATCGACGAAACGGTCCTCCGACCGCTCAAGTCTGTCCATCACCCGCATGGTCTCAAAGTGACCGATTGGGTCTTGCCGGGGGTCCGGCAGATGCTGTTGCGGAACCTGCTGACGGGCTTGCTCAAGCTCGCGCTCAAGAGCCGCTGCACGGTCCTTTTCCTTCTTTAGTTGCTTGCGATACCAGAACGGCTGTTCGGCCTCTGGTTTCGCCTCCGGTTTAGCCTCCGAGGCGGCTTCCTGAACGGGGGCTTGCGCCTCCACAGGAACCGACTGGTCATCCGCCAGAATGGCCTCAATACCAGTCGGCTCCATCTCGACCTCATGGGTCGGGGCTTCATTGTCGATCATGCGATATGTGGCGTCTCTCGACGCTACCTCTCGGGCTTACCGGCCCGGACGGACCTCCGCTTATGCGGCGATGAACTGCCCCTGATCGGGGAACTGTGGAGCCATAGTCCGTCCGGCGATTTCCTCGCCTTGGGCCATACTCTTGAATGCGTCGGCGCGCTTCTTCTCGATGTCCGCTGCGGCCATGTCCTGTTGCATTTGCATCTGACTTTGTTGCGCCGCCTGCGCTTGCGGGTTCGGCTGGGCCATACCCTCTAGAACCTGAAGGATTTCCCGCTTTTGGTTAGATGTCAACGCCGGGTGTGTCTTAACCGCAATCTGGGCAAACTGCGGCGGCATCTGCGCCAGCATCGGCAGGGTCGTCACGAACGCCTGATAAGCCTCGCCTTGCATCGTGATGACGTTTTCAGCGTCCGCTATAATGATGTCCACGTCCATGTCTGCAACGGCATTCTGTTGCTGGACCGGATAGCCAAACTCATCGACTTGCGTGACGTTGAGACCAACAGCCTGCGGCGATAGCTCATCATCCGTTACCCTAATCCACCGTTCTGCCGTCCAGAACTGTTGCATCATGTTGGCGAGCATCTGGAACACGCGCTGATCGAAGCGACGAAGCGCATCCAGCAGGTCGCCCATTTCCACCATGCCACCGGACTGTTGCGCCTCAATGGCGCGGCCCGATTGGCTCTCGACGCCCTTACCAAGAAGGGCGCTATTCGGGCCAGCTTGCGCAATATAGCCCATTGCATCGTTAAGGAGGGCCGCTTGACCCGCCGCAAGCTGGATGCCGTCCACAACCTCGAAACGGGCATCACGCATGACCTCAACGTAGAAGTCAGGGCGGGCCAGTTCCTTGCGGGTTTTGCCTACGTCCTCAACCGCGCCAGCCTCGGCAATGACGCCACGGCTTACCGATTGGTGAAGGGCCTTGGAGCGGCGCTTATTGACCTCATCTTGCGGGTCCACAAGATGCCGGACCTCGCCGTAACGGTTGTTATCCCGGTCAACGTGCGCGCTTTCTAGAATGAGCGGGCAAAGGCTACGGCCATCCCGGTCCATATACGGGCTTTCCTGATAGAAAAGCTCGCCCGCCTTTGTGAACTCGCACAGATACCAGCGCCCGGCTTCCTTGTGCCAAAGACTGACAACCCGAACCCGCTTGCGCTTGGGGTCGCCCCAGACGGTCCAGCGAGGCTTGTCGTCGAATGTCTCACCCGCTCGCGGCGAACCCGCCAAGGTCGTTTCCAGAATGGCGCGGGCTTCCTCGCCATACTTCTCGACCGCTTCCTCAAGGTCCATCCATAGAACCTGACCCAGATAGCGAGCGTCGGAAAAGTCCTCAGACGACGAATGAGGGTCAAATACAATGCGGTCCCAAGGGATAGCATTCATCTTCAACGCGTAGTCAATACCGTCCGGCTCGGCGTAAAGCTCAACGCCGCCGTAGCCCTCCACGACCATGTTTTTCCATGCCCGCGAACGCTTGGCCGGGAAATCTGCCGCTTCAGCCGCAAAGCGCAACCCCGACGTAAAGGCATCCGCCGCCGGTTGGTCGGGCTGATTACGGTAATAGGCTTTCGGGTCGCGCCGCTGCTGCTTCTCAAGGCCAAGCAGGAACTCAACCCGCGACTTGATGACGTTGAACGCAATGGCCGGTTGCCCGCGCTTTTTCAGTTCCGCTATTTCCTCAGCGGTCCATTGCTTGCCGTCGTAATAGTCGCGGTCGCGCTCCGACTTGGTGCGGGCGTCAAGCGTCGCCTCCTCGGCTTCCTCGAAATAGCCAATGACTTTGGCGAGGCGTCCGCCGTCTTGTGAGGCTAGGCTGTTTTCCAATTCGGGCCTTCCTCTCGTCTGCGGTCCCATCGGTCCCTAACGGGCGCGGGTGCCAGAACGGGCTTTTTCCATGTCCGCCGCAATGCCTCAAGGGCATATCTCAAAGCGTCTATGGTGTGGTTATTCTTGTCTTCTAGCACGGGCAAAACGTCGCCCGTCATGCTGTCTGTCTTAAACGAGAACAATGTCAGTTCATCTGCAACGTGTTGGCATCGCGGGTGAACCACGATGTCGAATGACTTAAGGAACTCTATCCCGTCTTCAATCGAGCCGGGGCCTTTGATAGCCGGGACAATGCGGAAGCCTTGCCGCCGCATATAGGAAACCGTCTCAGGTCTCGCGCTGTCCGCCGTAAC